GATTGGAAGCAGGATAACGATTTAGCAGATAATCACTTTGCTGATGGAGATCACTTTGAACTTTTGTAAACCTGATAAACAATCCATTATTCTTTTCATCTTGAGTGTTTGCTTACTGTTAGAGGTTTATGATATTTATCGACCGAGCAATACTGTAAAACAAATAGAAAAAGAAGGATTAGAAACAGCCATGGAATTAGTTGAAGATACCGCGCCTGATTCTGATCCTTTTTTGGATAATGAGAAATGAATAACAATATAAGTATTTTTGATAATATAAATAATGATAATGATAGAATAACGCTGCTTAATGAATTAAAAAAAGAGCAATTTCATGTACATGAACAACAAAAAGAAGAGAAAAGAATTACAGAGAATGAAAGAGTTCGCAATATTCACAGCTACAAGAAAAGATTAAAACAAAAAAAACAAGAAAAAAGACAACTTCAAGAAGAATATACAGCTCTTCATAAAAATGAACCTTTATTTTTAACCTTCAATAAGCATGAAATAATCATCCAAGCTGAATTTTATCATCAATGTAAAAATACAAAAATGGAATGTTTTCTTGAGGTTGGTATGGTTACAGTTGGAAGAAAGTACAGAGGAAGAATTGATATCATTATAAAATATAAAGGTAAAAATTTCGGAATAGAATGTAAGCAAGATATACAATCAAATATAGTTTCATTAAAAGATCAATTAAAAAGATATAAACAGCTAGATATTCCAATATTTTTGGTAGATTCTATTCATAATGTGGAATTAGTCATTCAGGCAATTAAGTATAAAACATTAATTAATGAAATTTATCATTTTAAACCTCATGATGATAAATTACACATTTTAAAAATTGTTGAATTAACTGAAATAAATTAATTATCCACAGGGTTTTAGACTAAACAATCCACAGATTTTGTGGAAACTTTCATCTCATTTTCCATAAAAAATATAAGAGAATTCCTATTACTGTAATGACCAACCATGTTTCTTGAAGACATTCTGATATAATCTGATAAATCATGCTTCATTTTCCTTTCTTGTTTCACAATATGCCGGACACGATTTATACGTAAATTCACTTTCTCGTGGTTCTCTATATTGGATGGCCTTCGATCCATCGGAATGATAGATCAGAATTGCTATTATTTTAGCTTGTTTAATTATCCCTATATCACGACATGCCATACATTTGAACTTTTTCTTTTTGATGAATAATCGTTTAATGAAATTCATAATTTATCATTCTCTATTAATTTTGATAGACGTTGTAATTCCGAATAAGTGAATATTTCATATTTATCTTTTTCGGTTAATCCTATTAATAAAACGCCTGTTTCTTTGCATTTTTTATATCTAGCTAATAATTTTTGATCTTCTTTTTCCATTTCATTCATATTTCATTCTCGATTAGTTTTGATAGGCGCATTATTTCTTCAAGAGTGAATGCGTAATACATATCTGAATTTTTATATCCTTTTGCATCAATCATGATAATTTTATCATCTTTTAATCGTTTGTATTTGGCTAATAATTCTTGAGTTTCTTCTAATAGGTCAGTCATTTGTTATTTCCGTAGGGCTATTTAAATATATCATTAATTCCTCTAGTTCCTTTTGTTCGTTACGCAATAATTGTAATCTGCGTTCTAGTTTTGATGCTTGAATTTGATTACTGTTTAGAATATCTGTTAATTTTTGCATGCATTCCTCATCATCAATAAGAGCCAGCATTAATGCTCGTTTAAATGGAGATATATTAATATCATTAGGATTCATATCATGGCATCTCTGGTAATGGTTTGTTGAGATAAAATAAGTTTTCAATAGCTTTATTTAGCCATTCGAATTTTTCTTTGTCATTGCTTGAGAATATATTTCTATACTCATGAAGAAAGCACGATGAATATCCTAGTATTAGAGATAATCGTTGATTCATATGAATTAAATCTTTTATTTGTTCGTCAGTCATTTTATTTTCTCTATTCTATTCTTTGATATTATATAATCTCCAGCTTCAAGAGAGATATTTTTAGCGCTCGGGTGTAAAAGGTCATCAATTTTCTTTAGGAGATGATTTAAAGTATATTGAGCACTTTTTATATTAACTGGCTCATCAAGATCAACTAAAATATGCGACCCGATGCAATGGTATATTTCTTCTAATAATAATTTTTCGTCAGTCATTAGTTATATCGCCTATTCTTATCATTAATTTTGTTATCTCTATAATCTCTTTAATAGTAATTGAACTAATATCTTCGCTATATAAGCGTAGATCAATTCTTAAATCTTTAATTGAGTCTAATTTTTCTAATAATTTTGTTTCATCTTCTGTTAGCTCTATTTCTTCTGATTCTCCATCATATCCATAATCAATGTCATTGGTTGCGTCAGTCATTTTTAATCATTCCATTTTCAATGCAGACAACTAAAGGAAAAATATGATTGGTGTTTTCAATTAAATATATATTTTTTATTTTTCTTCCATCTTTTGTCACGCATGGTTTTCCCGCAAGTGCATCATCAAGGTTGAATGGTTTGAGATTGGTCATTGTGGCATTCCAATTTATTTAAGTTTTCTTTTAAGTTATCAATTGCTTCTTGAATGGTGTTACCTTTTCCACACGGTGGAAATCCATCATAATGATGCCAGAAATCAAAACATTCTGAATCGCCAGATTGCTGATCGAGCGGCATTTGTTCTATATATACTTGCCAAGCAATCCATTTTGCACCACTGTAAACGCCTCCATATCGATCAAGTATTATTTGTAAGGGCCATATATCTCTGCATTCATTGATTTTATCAGTCACTTAATTTCGCCTTCTCTAATTCTTTGTAAAGTAGTTTTTGGATATTATTGGCTAGCGTTTGAATATCTTCGCTTAGATATATTCCGCTTATGTCTTGGTAACTTTCTTTTATTTTTATGATGGGGTCATGTTCATCGATTAATCTTAAATTTTCATCAAATGATTCTTCATAATCCCATTCGTTCAGCATGGTTTCTAAAGCTAGTGATTCTGCTGGGGTCATTTTCATTCTGATTTACTCGCTATTAAAAAGACAACTGTAAATACTAATATTAATACGACTGCTATGCCAATTACGGTGAAATCGATCATTTATATTTCCTTATTCAAGCCAAGATATTGCCATATATATGATGCACATTATCAAACAAATAGCGCTAAATAATCCATGTGTTATTACTCCAAGAATTAAATATAACAATGCGACAATATAATTGTTTTTTGATTCACTCATTTATATTTCCCTATTTCATTTTGCAAATAATGACAAGGATAAGAATAATTATCGTTAATAGATATGTTTCGATCATAGACTGTTTTCCCATTGCGCCATTCTTGCATTAGAATCTTCAACCTGTGTTTGAATCTGTTGTTGTTTTAACTGTTGACGCTGCAAGTCTAATGCTTCCTCTTGGTAACGATCCTGTTCGAATTCTTCATATCCATATTGTGCATGAGCGTTGATGCTGATTAGTGATAAGGTGATAAGTAATAGTTTTTTCATGGCTAAACTCCTTCGCTTGTTGGAATAAATAATCTTTTTGATGCTTCCTCTTCTAATTTCCATCTTAATTTTTGGCATCTTTCATAAACCGCTGTTAATTCAGCGGCGTTTAATTCATCTAGTAGTAAAGCTATTTTTTGCAGATTGGTAAATTCATTCATTAAATTTGTACTCCATCATCATATTTTGTTGTTAATGGCCTGTAATCTTCACTTGCTTTTTTGTTACAATCTTTGCATTTCATTTCAGGTATTACTTTTCTGTGATAATATTCATCATCATAACACCCGCTTTTTTCTTCGGTCTTTCCGCAATGCTCGCATTCAAATATTGCAGTAAAATCTCTTCTCATTTGTGAAATTATTTTTTTTATTTTCATTTAAAGTTCCTCAATCTTTATAAGAAATAAGTTTGCATTTTCTAGCCTTTCTTTGATTTCCTCTTTGCTCATCGTATAAGAATATCTTATTAAAATTTCTTTTGTTTTGTGATGTTCATATGTAATTCTATATTTTGGATTCATGTGTGATAGCTCCAATTATTTCAAGTTAAACTGATTGTAGGTGATTCGTTTGTTGTACTTTGCGTAAACTTCTGGTAACTCTTCTTTGAGACGTTTAGAGTCAATGTTATCTCGTGAACGCTCATCATAAGTAAGCAACACTCGATTGTTATAAACAAACTCATTGTGAGTGGCAAAATGACCTTTGATGAGCCAGTCTTTAACGTCTGATTCGTCCTTTTCTAGCATCTTCATCTGGCGACGAATGTCACGGAACAGTTCGACATGTTCGTAGGTGTCATCGGTGATGATTCTTTGGGGTGATAGTGCGATTATGTTTGTCATGGTTTTATTCCTTTCGTTGGTTGATAGACTATTTTTGATTAATTTCTAATTCGATAACTTCTAATGTGGCTTTTAAGGTATTGATGGTTACTTGCCATCCATTTTTCAACCGTTTGACCGATTCTGTTTCATCTTTTAAGTCTGGATGATTGATTAACGTTTCGTATTCATTTATTTGTTTGTTTATCCACTTTTTTGTTAAGGTCATCATTTGGTTTATTCCTTTTGGTTTGTATACAGGAAGTATATATCACTAATATTTGGTATGTCAAATTAATATTTAATATGTTTTAATCTATGAGGATTAATATTTGATATAAAGTTGCATATACCAACGGTATATAGTATATTTTGTATGTGTATTGAACAGGGTCGGGCTTATTATGATACAGGCAGACTGCCAACGCGGTGCTTATCGTCACTATCCTACGGATGAAACACGAAAACTTGTTAAAGAATTATACGCGGCTGGCATTCCCAGAGAGCGTATAGCTAAACGATTCGAAATTGATGCAGATACCCTTAACAAGCATTACAAGGCTGAATTGGATGATGCTAAGGATAAGATGACCTCTGACCTTGGCACAGGCTTGTATATGGACGCCATAAACGGTGACGCTGGTGCGCGTGAATTTTGGCTCAAATGCCAAGGCCGATGGTCTTATGCTAAGGCAGCAGAAGATAGCGAGAAAGATAAACAACAATTGTCATTGATGGAAAAGTTGATCGATAAGTTATGAAACAATTATTGATATGTTCCACATGGAACTCGTAGAGCGTGGTGATTGATGGATGAGCTAAAAAGTTGTCCTTTTTGCAACAGTCATGCGTTTGTCAGACTGCAAGTTAATGATGATCATGTAGATCATTTGTATAAAGCTATCTGTAGTTATTGTCTTGTGTGTATGCCTTGGACTAATGATCACGATAAAGCCATAGCATTATGGAATAAGCGTTGTGGATGACATGAGCAAAAATCGTTTAAAATATCACCCTGAATGCCCATCATGTTTGTGCAGTGAAGTGAAAATCGCAGAGCCTGAAAGTGAGCTTAAGCCCTGTCCTTTTTGTGGAGGGCGGCCAAAATTAACATATTGGGAAGAGCCTGTTTATACATTTTATACAGTTTCGTGTAAAAGATGCAGAAGCAAGTCTGGTTCTTATTCTTCAAAGCCGTACACAGAAAACAAATGGAATGAACGACATGACGGAGAAGATAAAACGCTGGAGTATTTTATAAATAATTCATCGCTCGCTTGGCATCGATCATCTTGCATGCATGGTGAAATATATTATTGTAAAATATGTGAGGATAAATGGGCAGAAAAGCAAAAGGCACTAGAGACCAATGGATGAATCAAAACTAGAAAAAGAAAAGTATTTGCAATCTAAAGGATGGACTAAGCTAGACGATGAACGGTGGATTATTTTGGGATTTTATGCTTGCCACATTGATATAGCTTTAGAGGTTCAAAATAAAAAGGACTTGAAAATAAATGGACGAAAGTAAACTAGAAACCCTCCGTGATCTCAAGAAGTTTGCGCCTAAGTTTCTCACTATCCGCACTAAAGCTGGCAACCCTAAATCATTCGAATTGAATCGCGCTCAAGAATACATTCATTTACGTTTAGAGACGCAATTACGTGAAACTGGTAAAATACGTGCAGTCATTCTTAAGGGCAGACAACAAGGTTGTTCAACGTACATTCAAGCTAGATATTTTCATAGGGTGGTGACAGGCCGTGGCAAAAAAGCATTTATTCTCACACATGATAAAGAGGCAACTAAAAATCTTTTTACTATGGCTAATCGCTTCTACGATAACTTGGAGCCTGGTTTGGTTCCTATTGCCGATACTGCCAATGCTAAAGAACTCTATTTTCGTCAATTCGATAGCGGCTATTCTGTTGGTACTGCTGGCAATAAGTCTGTTGGGCGGAGTCAGACAATTCAACTCTTCCATGGATCAGAGGTAGCATTTTGGCAATTCGCCGAAGAGCATGCAAAAGGCATTCTACAAGCAATCAGTAGTGAGCCTGGAACTGAAGTTATCCTAGAATCGACAGCCAATGGCATAGGCAATTACTTTCATCAACGTTGGGTCGCTGCAATGTCTGGAGAAAGTGAATACCAAGCTATATTCGTACCTTGGTATTGGCAAAATGAATATACGCATGATGCTGTAGGTTTCCAGCCTAATGATGAGGAAGAGTATCTATTAAAGCTATATAGCCAAGATGGTTTAACGAATGCTCATCTATCTTGGAGGCGCATTAAGATTGCAGACTTAAGCAAGGATATAGACGCAGCTCACGAGCAATTTAAGCAAGAATATCCATTCAGTGCGCGTGAAGCTTTTCTTAATCCTGTAGCTAATGTGTTTATCAATGCTAAGCACGTGATTAACGCACGCAAGGCTAATGTAGAGGGAATAGGACGATTGATCATTGGTGTCGATGTTGCAGTGAGTGATCGAGACAGAACGGCTATCATACGCAGACGTGGGCGTTTGGCTTACAATCTAGAAAAGTTTGGCAATCACAATACGATGGAAATATGCGGACGATTGAAACGCATCATCACTGAAGAAAAGCCAGACAGAGTATATGTAGACTGTATTGGTATTGGTGCTGGCGTAGTCGATAGAATGCAAGAGATGGGCTATGAATGCGTAGAAGGTGTGAATGTCGCACGCTCTGCTAATGAGAAAGAGAAGTTTAAGAATCTACGCGCAGAATTACATAGCGAAATGCGTGATTGGTTAACGCAAGAAATGCCAGTACAAATTCCAGATTCAGACGATCTTCATGGAGAAATGACATCTTATGGATATAAGTTTACATCTAATGGGCAATTGCAAATTGAATCCAAGGATGATCTAAGAGCTAGAGGCATGCCAAGTCCTGATGGTAATGATGCGCTCATGTTGACGATGTATGCTGGCCAAGGTGGTGGCTACATGCCGATTGAGGTTCCGCAAAAATGGGCTGGTGAAGACAGGATGTTTCGCTAGTGAGAGAGTTAACTCATCTTGATTTATTCTCGGGGATTGGTGGATTTGCTTTAGCTGCAAGATGGGCTGGATTTAAGACGATAGCATTTTGTGAGAAAGATAAATTTTGTCAAAAGGTTTTAAATAAGCATTGGCCAGATGTTTTCATTAGCAATGATATTCATGATTTTAAATATACAAATAGTGTCGATATATTAACAGCTAGCATGCCATGTCAGCCATTCAGTTCAGCAGGAAAGAAAAAGGGAAAAAATGATGAGAGATATCTATGGCCAGAATTATTCCGAGTTGTCAAAGAATGTCGGCCTGGGTGGATTATTTCAGAAAATGTTCCTGGCATGGTCGAATTGGCGCTTGCTTCCATTCTCGATGATTTGGAGAGTGAGGGTTATTGCACCCAATCATATCTTATTCCAGCGTGTGCCTCAGGCGCGCCTCACAGACGCGAGCGGTTATGGATTATTGCCCACCGTAACAGCATCGGAGGCGACATCGGGAAGCGTTATTGGAAAAGACGATATTTACAAGAAAACCAAGAGTGGAACTTGGAGGAAATACAATCGCAATGGCAAAAACTCATCCCTAACGCTTGGAAGATTATGCAAGCTGGAGACTGGCTCGAATATAACGCCAGCATTATGTGAAAAGATGATGGGATTTCCGATAAACTGGACAGAAATAGAATAAAAGCGCTTGGTAATGCAATTGTACCGCAAGTTGTGTTTCCAATGTTTGCACTTATCAAGTCAATACTGATAAACTATTAGTCATTATTCTTCGCATTGCTAAGCAGGCAGCACATGGCAGTCACCAAAGACCCCGAAATCTGTACCACCATCCGCGACCGTGTAGACAAATGGAACAAATACTGGACCATTAACCGTTCGTATTATTATGATTGGGTTGATTTCATCATGGGCGACCAGTGGCGAGAGGATGAGTCCAAACTATTCGAGCGCTATAACAAAGTACCTCTCACATTCAATAAGCTTGGCGTTTTGATGAACCATTTACTGGGTGATCAAATGCAAAATACCCCTAATTTGCAGATTCTTCCTGATGAGCAAGTGCCAGTTAAGACCGCAGAGGTTAGAGCGGCATTGATTAAGCAGATTACGCTCAATTCTGATGCTAAAACCGTCTATCAAGTAGCATTTTGGCAAGCAATTGTTGGTGGTTATGGTGCATATCGTATTTATACTGATTATGCAGCTAATAATGGTAGAGATGCATTCAATCTTGATATTAAAATTGGTTCATTCAGCGATCCGAATAAATGTTATTGGGACATATCAGCTACTACATTGTGTAAAACGGATGGGATGTACGCTGGTTTTCAAACAAGAATGTCCAGAAAGAAGTTTAGAGATAAATATGGAAAAAAAGTTGAGCAAGACATTGGTACGAGTTCGATCACAGAAGATTCAACGATGGCGTTTGCGGACGATGACTCCATTACGCAGATTGATGATTTCGAAAGAGTGGCCAAGAAAGTCAAAATATATAAGCTTTCTGATCAACAAGGCTCTGTAATTGATAGTGAAGAATTTAAAAGATTAGAAAAGATTAATATTGATGGTAAGAGAATTGCTATCTATAACGGTGAGCCTGTTACAATATTGGAAACCCGTGAAACGGTGCGATATAAAATAATCCATCGCCAAATTGCTGGTGATTATGTATTGGAAGAAACAGAATTCCCCAGTGAGCAATTGCCTATTATATTTGTTGATCAAAAGAGTTATTACACTAAGCAAGGTCAGCAAATCACGCGCTCATTCTTTAAAGATGTCAAAGATGCTCAACGTTATTTAAACTATTTGGCTACCCAAAGTGCGTACATCATGAAGGTATCACGTTATGATCAGTTTATGGCACCAAGGAAGTGCGTGTCAGCGTCTGATACTGCACAGCAGTGGCGTGATCCCTCAGTGGTGCGTGGAGCTTTGGTCTATGATGAAACACCGAGTGGCGCTAAGCCCGAACCATTACATCCACCCGAATTATCAGCATCACTCACGCAGCAATATGAACGCACGCTCATGGATTTACAGAGCGGTACAGGCATGTATAACACGCAACTAGGAGAGCTTGGCAATGAGGTTTCAGGAACTGCTATTGATGCGCGCACGCAGCGTGGTACTAAAAATACTTACGTACCGTATAACTCGCTTAATATTGCAATTGCGGTTGGCGGCGAGATTATCGATGAGATGATCCCAAATGTGTATGACACGCAGCGATTGTTAATGTTGACGATGCCAGACAGTGAAAGCCAGCCAATATCCATCAATAAGCCTAGCGATGAGTACGGTTTAAATGTTGAAAATGATATGACTCAGGGTCGATATAAGATACGATTAAAACCTGGTCCAAGTTACGAAGGTCAAAAAACAGAAGCATTGCAGTCATTACAATTGGTTCTTCAAGCTGATAAGTCTGGCCAAGTATTTCCAATGATCGCAGACTTATATGCCGAGAATCTGCCGCTGGATAATAATTTGGAGTTACGTAATCGTTTAAGGACATTAGTGCCACCTGAAATCATTGAAGCTGGTAAGACTGGTAAGCCATTGCCACCTAAGCCGCCACAGCCATCGCCTGATGCTATGTTAGTTCAGCTAAAGCAGCAAGAGATACAGCAAAAGGCTCAAGCAGCGCAACAAGAAACGCAAATTAAGATGATGGATTTAGACCGCAAACAGAAAGAATTGCAATTGAAAGCGTTAGAATCGAATCACGAGATGTCAATTGAGATGCAAAAGATTGAAGCGGAGAAAGAAGAAGCAGCCGCACAGTTACAAGAATCAATTCTAAGGTATCAAGCTGAAACACAACGATTAGAAGCTGATCTCAATATTAGTCAATCACAAAACTTGATTAAGTTGTTGACGCATTCTAGTCAATTGCAACATGAGAAAGAGATGCATCACAAAGAATTAATGCATAAATCAAAAACAGAGAGTCGAACAACTTAAGGATGAATAAGTATGAGTGAAGTACACAATGTTGATGCGATATTAGTACCACGTGAACAAGCAATGCTAGCCAATGAAACGATTCCACCACAGCCAGCCGATCCAGAGATAAGTTCAATATCGGCTGATCCAAAGCCAGAGGTTGAATTAGCCGCACCAATTGCACCAGAGATTGAAGCGATTGAACCAGAGGCACCAGAACCAGTAGAAACCCCAACTGAGGCTAGTGATTCCCCTATTGATGAATATGGTAATCCAATAGAAAAGCCGCGAATGTACACCGAAGAAGAAGTTAACCAACGGATTCGTGAGCGTTTAGCGCGTGGCAAGTTTGCAGAGATGCCTCAACAACAAACGCAGCAAGCAGCTAAGGATTTTACGCCCGATCCTAATAGTGAGGAGACTTGGGAGACTCAATTAGAGGCATTTGTTGAGAAAACGATTGAAAAGCGTCAACAAAAGTTAAGTCAACAAGAATGGCAAGACAGAGAACGCGCCAAACAAGCAGATTTTGAAACCAGGTTCACGACAGGGATGTCAAAGTATCAGGATTTCCATAAGGTGGTAGAGGGAAAGAAGATCACTAACGATATGATGATGGCTACGCGTGGGTTAGATAATCCAGCAGCGTTTATTTATGGTGCTGCAAAGCTGCACCCTCAAGAATTGGCGCGTATTGCGCAAATTTCTGATCCTTATACACAAGCGGCAGAGGTTGGTAGGTTGCATGAACGTATGGTTAAGACGCGAAACGCTGCAACGAAGGCGGCTAAGCCATTAGAAGCTGTTAAAGGTGATGTACCGGTTAACCGTACATCTGATAGACCTAATTTGGATGCATTGATTAAACAACATGAAAAGACAAAGTTCATCGGAAACAAGCGATAGGTTGTGCGAGAATATGGAATGTGAGCATAATTATCCATTGATGAGGCCGCATTCTCATATGAGAACGGTTAATGGGAGTTATGTTAAATTCATAACTGAAGGCGGCAGGTCAAAAGAGAAAAGCGATTACGATGGAAGATAGGATTGAAGCATTAGAGAGAAATTATAAAGAGTTAGTACTAGCTATTCATAAGAATGTTGACTATATGGCATATTTTCATGGTGAGCAAACTTCATTGAAGGCTATTATTGAAAATGTTTTAGAATCTGAAAGGAGCAATGACGATGGCACTACCAGCAGATAATGGCAATGCACCAAAGGAAAAGAAAGAAGGGGATGCGCGAATTAATCATGTTTGCAATACAGGCGCTTATGTTCAGCAAGAAGTTAAAATGAACAAACCAGCACCTAAAGAAGATTGTATTTTTGGGAGAATCTAATCATGAAAAAGAACGGCTATGATTATGACGAATGTTGCTATGAAGAAATGACCGATCGCGTTGGAGGTCAGAGTCAGCCACAACCATGTTATGACGAGCCATTTCAGAATGAGTATGAAATGCGCCGCAATAATCAGTTTGATCAATCTGGTATGAAAGGTAAATAGTCATGAACGAACGCGATTCCACCAAGGTGGCTTATGAGACTGGTCCGAAAGAAGTTAGAGACGGTAAAGGTTTGCCATCTACTGGTAAACAATTCGGTAAGGATAAGATGCCGCAGAAAGATGTAGATGTAACGCCAGGTTATCCAGCTAATCCTACGATGGAGAGTAATAAGCGAGAGTTGCGGATGAGTGGTGAGAGACATCCTAAACATAGGCATAAGGAGTTTCGTTAATGGGCAATGTTGTTCCATTAAAAGTGCCTTGTGAAATATTGGAATGCACTAGATGTGGAAGTGAAACCTTTCATATTCAGCCTAATTTCGTAGCGGTTTGTACTGGTTGCGCTTATGAAATAGTATTAGTAAGTTCTTCTTGTGATATTTTGGAGTAACCAAATGAATAAAGCAGAGATTGATATCATCATCATGAGTTTGAACTCGATCATTTCACTATTAACCACACTTGATCCAGCATTAGCTCAAAACAAAGTAGTTGCTGATTTACAGGCGGCTATTTCTACATTACAGGCGTTGGGAATCTAACATGCCTAGACTAGCCTCTGATATTCCATTAATGTCTAAGCAACGCAATCCTGCTTATTCGATGATTAAGGAGCATAAAGAAATGCCACTGAATACTGGAAAGAAAGCTAAGACTGAAAAAGGTTTTAGTGAAAATGTAGAAACAGAAATGCATGCTGGAAAACCTCAAAAACAAGCAGTCGCCATTGCTTATAGTGAAGCTGGCGAACACAAGAAACATAAATCTCATTCATCAACCCACCGACATAAGGAACACCGATAATGGCTAAAGATCACATGAAAGACAAAATGAAAGACAAGAAGAAAGAGAAAGAAATGCCAAAGAAGAAAAAGGATTGTAAGTAATCGATAGACCTACCAATTCAGCGCGAATTGGTAGGTTATTGGTAGTTAGTCATCCATATTTGGTAAGTGAAAGTGTTTAGCAAACGGTTCGGTTGGCGCGCTCGGTTTATTCTTTGTCGCTAATACAATATTCTGTATCACTTCATTATCATCAACGTTCACGTTCTCTAATAGCAACTCACCACGATTGAGTTTGGCCAGCATCTCGTTCATTTGTGCTTTCTGTTGAGGGGTTAAGCTGTTCCATAGTAATTTGGCTTGTCTGCGTGACATCTTGGGGTCTGCTATACTTTTCATGTAATTTCTCCTGATTGTATGCGTCTAAACATTGAAGGAAATAGTTTATCGCTTCCTGATCTTTAATAATAATCGGAAACTTAGCATGTAAACGAATGAATACCATTAGTTCCGTACTTTCTAAGCTATCTCTATCAGTATCCACATAATATATATCGCTTAGGTCAATCCATAAGGTGCGGGTTATTTGGGTTAGCATTATTTATCCTTAGGTGGTGATGGTAAAGTCATCCAGTATGGATAACATTCGAATGGAGTAAGCGATGCGAAGTGAGATAGTGTGTGGTCGGATCGATAATTTGTATCTAACCCCCATCCATTACCACGATAAGATGCTATTTCAATATGTCTATCACCATTAAAAACCAATACACGCTCGTGAATATTTGGCATTTTTTCTTTAATTGAAATCCACTCATGCTGACAATACTTAATAGTTATTTCATCTAAATTTCGTGGCTGCATATTAAAATCAATGGTTGTCATTATTCCAATTCCTTATATTGAATACTAACAATGAAGATTCCATTTTTTGTCAGGGGATTTGGTAAAAATCTAGCTAGTGGATTTATCATAGGGTCATTGCACTCTCTAATATCATCAATAATATCGCTTATTACTGCGCCTTTATCTGGATAGACTTTACGGAATAGGATGAAATCGTTTTTAGTCGTCATTCATTATCCTCATCATCCAAATCATCCTCTGGTGTAGGCTTTTCATTTTTCTTTCGCTTATCAATAGCTTTAATCAACTCTGGTTTTTTTAAATTATTAAGAGAAATAATTTTAATTAGCGATCTATTTAGGTCTTTGATTAAGAGTTTTATATCATCTATCTCTTTTTTGTTAGTTTTAATAAGAAATTCCTGATCTTTCCTGAAGTCCTCTAGTTTTTTGCTAATTTCTTTAGAGAATTTCTCTTTCTGGGTGTCTATTGATCGTTTTAAATATTCATCCAGCATGAATAGGTGTACTCCATATTTAGGCTTTGGGTCGTTGATGTTGTAGTGTCCATAGTAACTATGCATATTTCCTTGTTTTCCTTCGTACATTATTCATTTTCCTTTTAGTATCTTCTTTATTTCTTCATAACGAGCTATCGCTTTTTCTTCCTCATGTCCAAAATGTTCTTCCCAATCACCATCATCAGATACGATTTTTATTGAAGTTTTGTCGCCATATAAAAAATTCACATATTTAATTCTATTTATTGGCACTAATGCTTCATTTCCTAAAAATGTAATAGTTTCTAGAAAATTCATTTTTTCACCTTCTTATTCGCTTTATGTTTTTTAAAGCACTCATTTTCATAAGCGGTGTAATCAGCGCTTGCTGATAATATATCATCATCTCTATGGATAACCTGACCAAGTTTTAGTGCTGAATCGACTATAAATGCCAATGCATGACATTGATCTGATTCTGTTTCATATAAGAAGCAGCAAGCCTCTCCTAAATGATCTAACGCGGTTTTAAGTATGTCTTTTTCACTTAATTTGTTACCTTTTTCGTCTATCATTTTTATGCTCCTTTTAGTTATTACATAAACAAGATGCATAACAGTTCAAGCATTCACTAGAATCTTGATCACCTTGTATTCTGGGATTATCACAGCAGGTTTTTAAGCAAGGGCATTTGTCTTCAATTTCGCTATCTGGTTTTTGCATGTTTCACCTCTCTCGTGATCCTCGAGAATCCTACCAAGTCAGCCAGCGAGGTTCTGGCATTCAGGAATGACCCTAGACTTGGTGAGAAAATAGTATCATACTTTGATTGCGTGAGTGAAACAGGCAATTCCGCGCATGCCGAAATGGTGTGTATAGTCATCCGCCGGACAATCAAATGATGGCCAATTTATTGGCTTAACTTTAATTGTTTTGGGAGACATATCCATGTCCTTTTCCGGCAATTCATTTTCTACTACTAATTATATCTTAGACGAAACATTCATCCGGTTTATCAATTATCTTAACTTCGCCAAAGTGGCAAACAGAAACCTTGAAGGTGACTTCAAAGGTCTGAAATATGCAACTGGCCAAACCATTAACTATCGTTTAGAAGAAAGATATTTAGGCGGTTTCGGTGCGACTGCGACATCCGAAGCTCGTGTTCAAGTTGTCAGACCATTAACTATTGATACACAGTTCCACACGATGGTTGAGTTCTCTGGCTTTGAACTGACCTTTGATCGCGCACGTGATCAGCCATATCTCGATCAGATGTTAAATCCACGCGCTAAGCGCTTGGCTAACATGGTCGAGTCATTTATTGCGACACAAAATTTCCAATTAGATACTTACCAAGCAACTGGTACACCTGGCGTTCCTATTGATCAATCGACTGTATTCAATACCGATGCTTATATGACGGAATTGGGTATTCCAGAAGATGGTAATAGATACTGGGCAAACTCACCTTCTGTTTCCGCTACATTGACCAATGCTCTGTACAACGTATTTAACATGACAGTTAACCGTGGTGCATTGTTAGATGGCTTTATTGGTCACTTATCTGGTTTTGACTTCTTCAAGACTAATTTCTTGAATAGGCAAATTGCTGGTGTTGGTGAAACGGGTGGTACGCCTCCAACTGGTTATTCATTGGCAGGTACAGTAACGAATGGCCCTATTACTGGTGGCAACACGATTGTTGTTACAGGTTTGGTGGCTAACCAAGCAGCGGCATTTAACGTTGGCGACATCATTACAGTTGCGGCAGCTTCCGGTGTTTATATGGTTAATCCACTAACATATCAACCATTAGCTCAAACCGCTCAGTTTGTTGTGACCGCACAGGTTGCATCTGATGGTTCGGGTAATGCAACCATCCCTGTTAGCCCCACCATTGTTATCAGTGGCGCAAGACAAAATATTTCTGCTGCTATTCCTAATGGTGCGCAGTTGTATTTGGCTAATAGTCATAACGTTTCTATTGCATTCCATAATCAAGCGATTGTGTTTGCAGCTCCTCCAATCAAGGAATTGAAAGGTGGTGTTGAAGCGGTAACTTCCTATAGCGATCTTTACAAGATGGCAATGACGTACTCTCTTGGTGCTGATATCCGCAACTATGTTCAATTAGATCGTATTGACATTATTGCTGGTGTGGCTATTAACCCAGAGTTTGCTGTACGCGTTATGTCATAAAGGTTTTGGGCGGCCAGTTCATCCGCTGGTCGCTCTTTTTTTTAAGGAAAATTGAATGACAGTTAAAAATGATTCACATGAAGGACAGTTTTTATATTTAGGTCGATGGATTGATAAAAATACTTTTCGCGCTTTTGTTTACAACGATAAAGGCGAATCAAGATTGGCGACAAATTATCCGGAATTTGAAAACTTGACGGCGAGTGGCGTGTGGTTCCCGTCAAGAGAAAGCGTTCCAGTTAAAATAGAGACGATTGCAAATGATGTTTCCTCTAAAGTAGAGAAGCCAAAAAATGCTATACGCTCAAACAGCTAAAGAATTTGTGCAAGATGCATATCAACTGATAAGCGCTAACTCGCCTACGGTGCCATTGCAGGGCAATGATATGTCTAAAGGCATCCATTTTTTGAATAATTTACTGAAATTTTATAGTTCTTCTGCATTATTGCTAACTATTTCGAAAAAAATCACATTTCAACTTCAAATTGGTCAGCAGTTTGTGACATTTGGTGATCCATCTTATTTGCCATTGCCAAATGTGACACAAGGTCGTTTAGCTAATCTTGAAAATGCGTGGTTAGAGTTAGATGGTGTGGATTATCCGCTAATTGATGAATCGCGTAATGTTTTCTTTGGTAGTTATAAATATGAACCTCAACAAGGTTTGCCACGTTTTGTCATTATTACTAATGATACCAATTTAACAACGATGCAATTTTACCCATCTGCATCACAAGTTTATGATGTGTTTGTGTATGGAAAGTTTCAATTAGCTTATATATCTGAAAATTCTGATATGTCGAGTTTGCCGCAATACTATCAGAGATTTTTATTGTTTGCATTGGCGCGTGATCTTTGCTTTTTCAAGGGAAGATCAAAAGCATGGGATCAAAAGTTAGAAAGTATGTACCAAGAAGCTTTTGATGAAATGGAAAGTGCTTCATCAGTAAATCTTGTAATAGATACTGGAAATGAGAGCTACCTCAATGGTGCTTATCGTGTTAGAGCTGGAATTTAGAGAGAAGATTTTGATATATTTTGATTTACCGATTTTATATAATATTCCTAATAATATATTGAGGGTATTGTATGAAAAAACAGTGGAATGCTTCGGTAGAAATAAATGATTTCAAAATAATTAAAGATTTTGGAAGAATGGGCAATGATAGGCCTGGGATTGCTAGATGTAAGTTATGCGGAAAAAGATTTAGAGTGAATCTTTACCGTTTGAAAAGAATGCAAAGTTGCGGTTGTTATGATCCACAACTTAAGCCTCTTTCAAATAATATTAATGGTTTTAATATTATTAGAGATTTGGGGTGCAGTAATGGGAAAAGATGGGCAATTGCAGAATGTAAAATATGCAATCGTCATTATAAGGTTATTCCACGAACTTTAATTTTACGTAAAAGTTGTGGATGTTTAAGGAGGAAGAAATTCAAATGTAGTTATAGGATGTCTCATCCTCGACTAATTTGTATTTACAAAGGTATGAAAGAGAGATGTTACAATAAGTTTTTTGCGGGTTATAAAATTTATGGAGCTAAAGGAATTACAGTTTGTAATGAATGGTTAAAAAAAGCAGATTCATTTTGCGAGTGGTCAATAAGGAATGGTTATATGGATAGTTTGACGATAGATCGAATTGATGGCACTAAAGGATATATGCCGTCTAATTGTCGTTGGGTGACTATCACTGAAAACTCAAGAAATAGAAAAAACGTTAAGTTGTCTATGGAAATGGCTAATCAGATAAGGAAAGATAGAGTTAATATGAAGGTTTCTGATCTGATGAATAAGTATAATGTTTGCAGAAAAACGATTCAGTTAGTTGTTAACAATGAAATTTGGAAAAGTAATGGCTAAATTTTCTGAAAATGACTTTGACATTGCACCACTTCCTATTATTGGACAGTACAATCGTCAACGTTTTCCGCAATGGTCGCCAGAGGATAATGCTAACTGGCCTATTCAAAAAGGAAATGTAGGAACGAAGCGTCCTTTGGCTATGTATCCAGCGATGGGTCGTTCACACATATCTTATCTTGGTAACAATGTATTAATATTTCCAGGTGAGCCTCGCGGACATTTTGATTCAATTAAGTATTGGTATTCTGTTGTTGGAAGTACTGTTTATCGTATTGATGCTAATTATAATCAAGTCGATATTGGAAGTTTGCTTTCATTGGCTGGAAATGTATTTTTTACTTATTTAGTTGTTAACTCACTTGTATTTGTTTGTTTTGTTGATACTCAGAAGATTTACATTTACCAGGAGCCAACAACAGCAAATCCTGGAGGAACTTTCTCTATTGTCACCGATCCGAATGCTCCTGGAAATGTTACAGTTGATGGTGTTTTAACAAAACCAGGATATATTGCCGCATTTGGTAATAGAATTACAGTTTCTGTTGCTGGTAGTTCGCAGTTTTTTCTTTCTCAAATTAATCTTGGTGGTTCAGCATTTAATGCTGCTACTTGTTTTACAATTGCTGGAACTGCTGTATTTGCTCAGGAAGATGGTGTCATTGGTCAAATGGCTGTATTGAACAATCGTCTATACATTTTTACGGATTACACGACAGGTGTTTGGGCTAATATTCCAGCGGTATTTTCAGGATCGGGTGCGTATTTTCCGTGGAAGAAGTCTACCACTTATAGTTGGGATTTTGGTATGGCTGATCCACTATCATTAGATGTTGGTTTTGGATTTATGATGTTTCTAGCGCAGAATAATGATGGTTTATTGCAAGTTATGATAAGTACAGGTGATTATCCTATTCCTGCTAGTTCTGACTCACAGAAAGCAATTGATGTGCTATTTCAGGGATATACTAATGTTTTTGGAACTAATAGCCCATTCTTGTCAGGTAATGCAGTAGGATTTATTTATCAATATGAAAATACTATTTTCTATCGATTATCAGGTGGTGTTTATAAAGGTAATCCGATATTAGATCAAGAACAAGCTGCAAACAGTATTGAATATAACTTTGATACCAAAACATGGCATCGAGTAATAGAACTTAATGGGGAACGAAATAGAATTCAGCGTCATATTTATTTTAATACTCAGCATTTAGTAACGCTGCAAGGTGACAATACAGTTTATCAAATGGGTGGTCAGTTTTATTTTAACGAAATAACCAATCCTGATGCAGTCAGTCCTCAAGATGTTAGCGCTTATCTTCAAGAGCCGTTTAGGTATGAGCGAATTACGCCTATTATATCTGAAGATAATTATGCAGAATTTGAAACCCAATATGTTGAAATTGATTTTGTATTTGGTGATAGCAATATCAATTTCTCATTAGCGCCATTTACTAACACTAAATTCATTATTGATGAGCAACCAGCTGCCGATGGCAGTCCTCAGTATATAATTGCAGAGCAACCTGATGCTGATGGACAGCCTATTTTCATGGTGACAGAGCAAGGCAATACACCTTCATTAAATGAATTAACTTATAACTCATTGTTTAAACCATCTATTGAATTATATGTATCTGATGATGGTGGCATTTCATTTTATTCCGCTGATGAAAGACAGTTTAGTGATGGCGGTGTTTATCAATGGCGTATGCGTTGGTATCAGTTGGGGACTTCAAGAAATAGAGTTTATAAGTTGGTTGCGGTAAGTCCGGTGCCAATTACTGTATTAGGTGGTGTAATGATGATTAAGAATGTTAGTGGAGGTGCTAACTAATGTTTAATCGAATAGCCCTTCCCAATCTTGATCCAGCGCAAGGCACTGAAGATTTAAATCAATTATTTGTTATTTGGTTATCAGATATTGTTGATATTTTAAATCAAGATATTGATACATTAGAGAATGCATTTGCTAATTTGATTACATCGGCAGCGATTGATGTTGGTGGCGGGGGGGCTGGGCCGATAAATGTGACAGTTCTGGGATTGACATCGGCAGGTTATGTAACGGCGACGTTAATATCTTCAACCAATCCTAACATTACTATTTTGAGTGTTGTTCCAAGTTTAAATAGCTTTGCAATTACCTTTAGTGCTGATCCTGGTGCTAGCGCTATTATTAAATATACGGCTTTTACATCACAGCCATAGGAGTTTGAAATGGGTTTATTTGACATGATTAGTAGTTTTTTAAATCCTCAAGAGGGATATAAGGCTGCACAAAAGCCAGTTCAGCAAGGGTGGAATCAAGCTCAAGGATTTCAAATACCATTTGTTAATAATGGAAAATCACAAATTAATCCATTGGTAGATGCTGAGACAAGATTGTTACATCCTGAACAATTAGAGAATCAATGGGCATCTCAATATGAACAATCTCCTTATGCTCAACAACTTCTAAAGAAAAACCAAGCGCAAGGTTTAGATGCTGCAAGCGCAATGGGGTTGAACGGTAGCAGTGCTGCCATTGGTAATATTCAACAAGGCGCTGGAGAAATCACCTCCAAAGATAGACAACAATTCATGCAGGATTTAATGGAGAAATTTTTACATGGTATTGGTATTGGTCAGAATATTTATGGTGTGGGTGCAGGAAGCGCTGGCAATCTTGGCAATCAGTCAATTCGTACTGGTGAAACATTGGGTAATTTGAAAGGTAATGAGGTTAATGCGCCAGGAAATCTATTAAATAATTTAATTCAAACAGCAGTTCAAGCTTTTGGTAGTTACGCAGGGGGAGGAGCTTAGTATGGCCAACATTTTACCCAATATTGATCCTTCTAAATGGGGAAATTATAGCGATATTCTGCAAAATTTAATGCAGAACAAGCTTAAGGGCGAAGCTCAAGCAGAAGAAAAGGAATATCATAAAGGTTTATTAGATATTCAAGGCAGACAAGAAAATAGAGCCGATGCAAAAGCACCGCTTGATATGGAATTATTGAAAGCTCAAATCGACGCAAATAAAGGATTAGCTCATCAAAGGGAAACAGCAGCTAATTTTGGTAATGGAAAAGGCGGCGTTGATTTGCAGAATGTTATGGCGCTTTCTAAGCAAGCGATGGCTGATAATCCTGGTATTAGTATGGAGAAAGCAAATCAAATAGCTAGTGCATGGTTAGCTGGATTAGAGACGTTGCCAGATGGCACATTAACACCTCAGCCATCAGGTATTGCAACACAATTATTAACAAATGTTCAGAAAAAAAATGCTCCTGTAGCTGTTCAAAACCAAGCGGCTAATATGAATGTTTTGGCTGATGATTTAAATTCCATTGATATTGCTCCAATTGCTAAATTCGCAGGTTTACCTGGTCGAGCAGAGGTAGCTAAATATACAACTGATATGGCGCTTGGCAGACCAGTTCCGCAAGAATTTAGAGATTATATTTCATTTAGAGATACCACATCTAATTTCGCTATGGATGCTTTGAGGAAAGGTTTTGGTACTTCTGTTGTGCCGGAATATGTTTATGCAACATTAGGAAAAGCCTCTAATCCAAATAGCACATGGTGGCATGATCCAAAACAGGTTCTAAATAATTGGAATACTACTAAAAAATGGATAAATGATAATGCTAAGAAATACTCAAAATTAGCTAAGCATGGCGTTACCACTCAATTAGATAATGGTCACAATTTGGGATCAGAAAGGCCTGTAGCATCTATAGGAAAACATCAAGTTACTGAGGAAAATATTCAACATACAATGAAAGAAACTGGTTTATCTAGAGAAGAGGTTATGAGAAGACTTAAAGAAAAAGGATTAGTGTAATGGCTATTAATCTTCTTGCTGATGATGAAAAAAAAGAACCAGTTAACTTATTGGCAGAAGATAATCAACTTTCAAAAAAAGATAAAATAAATAAGCTTAATGAAATTACTGGAGCAAATAGAACACCATTTGACACTATTAAAGATATTTTCAGTGGGGTGGCAAAAGGCGGTGAGAATATTGCTAGGTTGGGATTTGGTAATAATGTTGCAGAAGCTGCTCAATCAGAGAATCCTAATCCATTACTTTATGCAGCAGGACAATATGCACCATTAGCTCTTACAGGAGGGGCCGGATTAATTCCCACTTCATTAGCTGGAGCTTCTTATGGAGCTATTCAGAATCCAGAAAATCCAATATTAGGATCTGTAACTGGATTACCAATTTCTTTATTAACAAAAATACCGGGAATTGGGAAAGGAATTAGCGCATTAAAAGGTGCATTACCAAAAAACATATCCTATGCCATTCAAAAAGCGCATGACAAATTATTGAGCCAATCATCTGATTTATATAATTATGTGAAAAGTGAGGTATTTCCGCGCGGGGTAGGCATAATTAATGTAGATAAAGATTTAATTAATCAGGCAAAGAAATATTTACCAAAAACAGATGCCATGAAAGATTTAATAAAGAAAGCAGAATCTGGTGACTATAATGCATTGCATGATTTGCAATCAGATTTGGGAAAAAGGGGAACTGGCGCACTGGGTCATGAATTAAGTGCGGAACAAAATAAAGGTCATGAAATGTTAGATATTCGGGAAAAAATAAATAAAATAATTAGAAATCAATTTCACGAATATGGACATGGTGATTTGGCTAAGTTGCTTGATGAAGCTAGTAATAAATTTAGAACATTAAAAGAAACTTTTTACAAACATCCAACTATTGCTAAAATGGTTCATCATGATACACGTATTATTCCAAGAAAACCTTTGACAGCATTGACCGAAGAATCAGAAAGAACAAAATCATTATTTGAAAAGCATCCTGAAATTAAAAAATCTGTTGATTTGTCAGGTAAAATTGGACTTGGATTAAAAGGTGCTAAATATGGAGCTGGCACTTTGTTATTGGAAGAATTTCTTAGAGATAAATTTTTGAAATAGGAGATGTGCCGTGTTAGTAAGATCATATAATCCCATCTGGTATTTGCCAGACTTGACGGGTTCACCACTGAATGACACCTACTATTTCTTTGTCTTGCAGAATGTTGTTCCTTATAATTTTCAGCCAATATATCAAGATATAAATGGTATTAATGTATGGTCTGATCCAATTCAATTTCTACCAAACGGTACATTGCCTCAAAACATGTATTGGAATCCTGATCTTGTTTATAGATTGCAGGTTAGGCAAGGACCAACAACAGCTTCTCAATTAATATATGACATTCCAAATTATGTTCCTGAAGGCGCTGGCAGTTCTACTACATCTAATAGTTTTGCTAATTCACAAAACTTGATAAGTAATCCACAATTTGGTCAGATTAATTTTGCGAATAATTCAGCAAATCCTTATACGATTACTACCGCTGGCACTTATAGTATTGCATCTGGTTGGAATTTGGTATTAACAGGTACTGGATCAACTACATTGTTGCAAGTATCTTTACCTGGAACTGATTTTCCTACCGTTCCACCTATCACTGGAAATCCACCTACTGCATTGCAGATAAATAATAGTGGCTGGACAAGCGCTCAGCTGGTTCAGACTGTGTTAGGTAATGGAGCTATATTTGCCAATGGTTCTGTATCAATGAGCGTGCTTGCCGATCCATCATCTGCTGGACAAGTATTATCATTAAGTTATATTCCATCATTGGGATCACCAACGATTATAGCGACTTCTAATACTTTGGCGCCAGGTGTATTTTCAGTTTTAAGTGGCGCTGTTAATGTTCCCGCTTCAACCAATACAAATACGGGTAATGCAGCATTTGTTAATTTTGTTATTACATTAGCTCCGACCGGACAAATTGAAATTACAAATGTACAGGTATTAGGACAAAGTGTTCCATTAGCTGTTTCTCCAGCTCCTACAGCTAGCGTTCCTCTATTTCAAGAATTATCACCTGAACAAATTGTTAACAATGAATTCAATGTTTACGCCAATTCATTAATTATGCAGCCTAAGAATAGCATTTTGACTGGATGGAATTTCGCATTAAATCCATTTCAGTTTGTATCAACTTCGCAAACGTTAGCCACATCAATTGCTTCTTATATTGCCGATCAAACTATTATGGTTCAGCAAACTGCTTCTAGTTTTACAACTGGCCAATCCACTATTCCGGCTAATTCACTTTTATTTTTAGAGCCACAAACGGCGACTGCTAATAGAGTAGCGATAATTCAATATATCGATCCAGTTACAATAAGACCTTACTGGGGAGATGTATTATCTATCTTAGCAAATGTTTCCAATACGAGTTCAAATCTTGCCTCAGTAGTAAGATTAAAAGCACGTTTAATTTATAGGGCAAGTTTACCGCCAACTATTGGAAATGCAGAACCAATTGTTTCGTGGACTGCTGGTGGTGATCCAGTATTTTCTGCTGGATGGACAGCCATTGCTCCTAAAAATGATCCAGCTTATGTTCTACCGATCAATGCTATTCCGCCATTAGCGGGACTTGCTTTCGATGGATTTCAAATGCCCGCAACGTCTGCCCTTGATCAAACATTAGGAGTGGTTATCTACACAATGGATAACGTGAGCAACATAACTACCGATTCATTATTATTTGATAAAATATCTTTGGTTGCTAATGATTTTGCTCTTGAAGCCAATCCTCAAACATTCGATCAAGTATTAAGAGAATGCCAGCTTTATTATGAAACAAGTTACAATCCATTTACTGTGCCAGGCGCTGCATTGGGCACTTTATCTAATCTTCAAAGTCAGCAATCAATTGTATTTGCGGGTGGAAATGTAGCGCTTTATCCATCGGTATTTGATTATAGATTTAATACGATGAAACGAGCATCTCCAACTTTGAAGTTCTATGCACCTAGTGATGCAAGCGCTGGCAATACTGATGTTGTTATGACAACTGGTGGTTCAGTTACAACAACAAATAAAGTTGCTATCGGGTCATTTTACGCTGCTAGATATGTAGGAAAGAAAGGTTTTCAATATGTCTCCAATACAAACACTGCCATTGCGGGGCCAATATCGAGTGCGGTCGGAGCTGGTTATGGTTATATTGCTTTTCAATTTACTGCCAATGCTTGTTTAGGCAATCCAACTTTACCTTAGGAGTTAGTTATGACAATTTTTAATTCTCAGTATGAGAAAACTTTTCCAGTGAGTGATGCTGGCGTAATGATGCTGTTAGCTGCTAGTACGGCGTTAGCTTATACAGTTCCAGGGTTGCCAAACCAAGTTTATCGCGCTGCATTTTCTGTATCGTCAAGTGCGGATGTTTGGGTTAGTAATAATGGTACTGCGGCAGTACCTACTTCTAATACATCTACGACCACTTATAATCAATGGCGTATTAATCCATGTGACAATGCAAGATATGTTAAAGGTGGAGATGTATTAAGTTTTATATCAACAGGGACTCCACAAGTCGGTATAGAGTTATTGAAGTTGCCACATAGTAATATTTAAGGAGATTGAAATGGTTTCGACCGTTAAGTTCAGCCAATTTGCTAATGCCACTATATCTAATGTAGGAAATTTATTTGTTGGTGAGGGCGGTGGAAACAATTTCAAAACACAATTTCCATATCAATGGACAACTGCAACTCGCCCCGCATCGCCTTATGATGGTTTGCTCGGATATAACACCAATGAGTCAGCTTATGAGTATTGGGATGGTGTATCTATGACGTGGGTAGAGTTGGCATCTGGCTCTACGGGAACGGTTAGCTTGGTTAATTCTGGCACTGGTTTAACTGGCGGCCCTATTACCACTACAGGAACATTATCATTTGCGGCAATTGCGGCTCATAGTCTGTGGGCTAATACAACGGGAAGTACGGCAGTACCAACTGTTACACCGTTAAGTGAATTTTTACTATCAGCTAACAATTTATCTGATTTAACGAATACAGCAACGGCTCGTACAAATATCGGTTTAGCCATTGGTGTTAATGTTGAAGCATGGAGTGCTGTTCTTGATTCAATTGTTGCTGGATTAATGCCAACATCCGTTCAGTTGCAAATTGGAAGTTTCAATCATGGTACAGGTGCTAGTTCATCTACATTTTGGCGTGGAGACGGCACATGGGCTGCATCTGGTGGTTCAGGAACGGTCAATCCTGGCTTAATTAATCAGATGGCTTGGTATGCTGTAACTGGCACGACTGTTTCTGGTTTGCCAACTGCAAATAGTGAAGTATTAGTCACAGATAGTGGTGGTGTTCCAGGTTTTAATGCAACATTGCCCGCTCAAGTTCAAGGCAATATTACAGAAGTCGGAACAGTTACATCTGGTACGTGGAATGGCGCAGTTATTGGTTTAGCTTTTGGTGGGACTAATGCAACTTTAACAGCCTCCAATGGTGGAGTTGTTTATTCAACTGCAAGCGCATTAGCTATTTTGTCAGCAACAGCAACCGCTAATCAAATGCTACAGTCGGGTTCGAGTTCTGCGCCCGCATGGTCAACAACAACTTGGCCAGCAACAAGCACTATTAATCAAATATTATATTCAAGTGCAGCTAATACCATTTCTGGATTAGCTACCGCTAACAATGAAGTGTTAATTACATCAGCAGGTGGGGTTCCTAGTTTTAGTGCGACATTACCAGCAGCAGTTCAAGCAAATATTACAACTGTTGGAACGATTACCTCCGGTGTGTGGAACGGTTCTGTCATCGGCTTGGTTTACGGTGGTACGAATGCTGATTTGATTGCATCTAATGGTGGGATTGTTTACTCAACCGCTAGCGCAATGGCAATTCTTTCTGGCACCTCAACTGCTAATCAGGTTTTATTATCTGGTTCAAGCTCCGCACCAGCTTGGTCTACTGCAACTTATTTACCAACTTTAACAGCTAATGCGGTAATGTTTGCTAGCGCTACGAATGTGATGGGTCAAATACTAACAGCAAACAATTCTGTTTTAGCGACAAGCGCTGGTGGTGTTCCCGCATATACAACGTCTTTGCCAGCTGCTGTTCAGGTAAGCGTTAATAGTTTAAATAGTGGTACTTCGGCTTCTAGTTCTACGTTTTGGCGTGGTGATGGCACGTGGGCGGCTCCTGCTGGATCAGGTACGGTCAACACAGGAACGATTAACGATCTCGCTTATTACGCGTCAAGCACAAATGCTGTATCACCTCTTGCTACTGTAACGGCTGCGGTACTCACAACCGTTGCTGGCGTACCGACATGGGCGACACAATTATCATTAGCTCTTGGTGGTACGAATGCCTCATTAACAGCGAGCAATGGCGGTATCGTTTATTCTACTGCATCAGCTATGGCAATCCTTGCTGGTACTGCATCGGCTGGCCAAATGCTGCAATCTGGAGCTAGCACTGCTCCTGCATGGTCAACTAGCACTTATCCAGCGACTAATGCTGCTAATACTTTATTGTATGCAAGTTCAGCTAATACGATGGCGGCTCTTGCTACGGCTAATAACTCAGTATTGGTTACGAGTGCGGGTGGCGTTCCTTCACTATCAACTACATTGCCAGCAAGTTTAACTATTCCATCGCCTAAGATTACGACTGGATTGTTTGATTCGAATGGTAATTTGATGCTAGGGTTTAATCCAGCCGCATCAGCGGTTAACTATATTCAAATTCAAAACTCTGCGACCAACCAAGCTGTAGCTTTAGGGGCAGTTGGTTCAGATGCTAATATTGTCATGTCTTTATCAGGAAAAGGTACAAGTGGCGCTCAAACTCAAGGTAAATCTAATGCTGGCAGTAATAGCGCAGGATATATTGGTGAAGTAATTAGCTCTGTTGTTCTAGCTGCATCCGCAGTTTCTTTTTCGAACAATGTTCAAAAAGACGTCACTTCAATTTCTTTGACGGCGGGTGATTGGGATGTTTTCGGTAATATACTTTTTCAAAGTAGTGTTGCTGCAACAGATTATCAGATTTGGGTAAGTTTAACTTCAGCTAGTTATCCTGATCTTTCTAGTATAAATGCTATTCAAGGTGCAAGTCTTGGCGCTACAGTGGGCGGTCTTAACGCGCCGTATTTACGCGTTAATGTTTCAACCACAACAACAGTTTATTTATCAGGATTAGCCTCTTTTGTAAGCGGCACTACCACAGCTTGCGGAAGACTTTATGCTAGACGTGCAGGATAAAAAAAAACTCCGCTCTATATATTAGAGCGGAGACAACAATGTATAGCAGGAAATATTACGCATCTACTTTAACAATACAATCGCCAAAGATAAAGACTACTTTTTTGGTTTTATCTTCCGTCATGCTAAATATACCCATATCGTAAGATGCATCTTTACCTTCACCGCTATAAATCAAAGTTCCATGACTATAGCATCTTAAAGTATCTGCAATTGCCATGACAGATATTAAACTTAATATTAAGCCAATTAGGTATTTCATGCGGCATCCTGTGATTGAATGTCAGCTACTTTTTCTGCTGGGGTGACGGCATCTGGAGTGGCTACTGACTCTTGTTCAGGAGCAACTTGCATGTGATCAATACCTAAATTAGCCCAATACATACCTTGATCTAAATTCATGAAAGCATAACCTCTAATTTGTGGGTTCAAAGGTAAGCGATTAATGAAGGTAATTAAATTAGAATAGAGTTGCCCAACGGTTTCTTTGCTCATGGTTTTTACTTGATCTTGAGACATGATTAATCCTTATTTGGTGGAATACACGAAAAAAGATTATAAAAAAACCCCGCTATTTAAGCGAGGTTTTTTTGATAAATTATAATTAACGATATTAAGACCTGTCGTCGTTATAGTTATAATCGTTATCCTCAGCCTTTGGACCGAGCTGTTTGTTAACTCTATCCATTTTTATCGGTGTAACAGGGTGCGCAGTATTCGCCATGTCTTTCATGTCGTTATACTTCATCCCTTTGTTCATTTCCATATTGTTGCGAGCTTGCCAAGATTTTGGCATCGCAGAATATTGCTCATCTTTTACATTTTCAACAGCACCACTTTCGCCATCATCTATCATTTTATATCTCCTAATTAGGTTTGGATAAAGGAGGCTATTAACCTCCTTTACGATCTTAGATTACTACAAAGCCAAAGATCAAAGTTCCGTTAAGTGCGGCGGCTGCAATATCATTGTTCTTGATTGAGATTGCTGCGCTTCCAGCACTTGGAACAACACTGAAATTAAGGCCGATTCTGGTATTTGTTCCACCCATTAATTGAAGAAGCACAACCGAGGTTGATAGGATTCTAGAATTGGTTAAAGTGAAACTATAGGTGGAACCTGATGCAGTTGTTAACGCCTCAGTGGTAATGACGCCCGCTTGATGATTGACAGTCGCAGCACCCGCGGTACTTGTAGCTGTTCCGCGATCTAACAAGATGGAGCCAGTCATCTGACCACCAGCTAATGGTAAACCTCCAAGGTTTGCCAATGATGCTGATGCGCTTGCTACGTCTGATAGGTTGTTTGCACTTGTTAAGAATGTACCACCTGATGCGCCTGCAATTGTTGCTTGATAGCCAACAACAGATGCGCCTGGATCAGCACTAGCTAAAACAGTTAGTGTGCCAGCAGAAGGTGTAACTTTAC